CCAAGCGAAACATTCATAGCATCTCAATATTTGGAACACTCCGCACTGGGCAGGAATCTACCGGTAGAATCAAAATGATCACACCTCCTGTGCCGAAACACAATCAGAAATGATAGTAGGAATGCATATCGCGGATGTAACTCCAGTTGCTGGGATTTCAGATGGTATTTACTTCTTTAAAGATGATGGTTCAACTACTGTAAGTTTAGTAGTAAACAAGGATAGTACTGCAACAACTACTTCAGCAGGTACAATGGCTGATGACACATGGACTACTCTTGGATATTATTATTCTTCAAAGGATCGTAAATTCTATATTTACAAAGATAATGTTCAAGTAGGTACTAGTGTTAATACAAATGCACCTGACGATGAGGAAATTGCTTTGTCTTTCACTATACAAAACGGTGAAGCTGTAGTAAAAACTATGTCTATTGACTATTTATCTGTAGGCAAAGAGAGAACAGCAGCTACTGAACTGTAATAAAAAATTTATTCTAAGCTCCTTCGGGAGCTTAGAAGATTAAAGGAATTGAATTATGCCAAACGTATCAGACGTAAAATCGAAATTATTTAAAGCAGTTAGTGCTGACCCTAATGGGATTTGTGCGGCTCAGACAACTGGTGGCGCTGCGGACTTATCTTTAGATGGCGCTCAAGTAACAAGTGGAGTTGCAGCAGACGGCTCTAACATGGCGACTACTGTAACTATAACATCTGCTGGTTCTGATGAATCAGGAGACGACTTTGAAGTTGTAGGAACAGATGCAAATGGTGACGCTCAAACTGAATCAAGCATAACAGGCCCAGGTACAAGTGCTACAGTAACTACTACTGCAGCTTTTTTAACTGTGACTGGAGTTTCTGTTGACGGAGCTTTAACAGGAAATGTAACAGTTGGATTCACAGCTACTAGTACAACTACAGGTGTTCTATTCGCAGGTAGAACTAGAATTAGAGGAATGCATGGAGTTAGTAACTCATCAACTGCTGGCGCTTTAATTGTACGAAACACTTCTCAATCAGGAACAAAAGTAATGGAAATAGATGCACCGGCAACAGCTGGTACAATTGAACCATTTATACCTGATAATGGAGTATTATGTAGCGCTGGAGCTTATATAGATATCAGCAGTGGTTATGATAGCGCTACGATGTTCTATGACGGGTAGGCTAAATGGCTACATCCTCAACAGTTGCATTTAACCCTTCAGTTTCTCAATGTATTGAAGAAGCTTATGAAAGATGTAATGTACAATTAACATCTGGAATGAGTTTAAGAACTGCTCTTTTTTCCCTTAATATTTTATTAAGTGAATGGGGAAACAGAGGAATTCATTTTTGGGAAGTAGCTAATAGCAGCCTTTACCTTACAGAATCTCAACGTCAATATGATATCTATTGGGATTCTACAATACGAGATTCTTCCACTACCTATCCAGCAACCACAGATGGTTCTTCGGCTTATGTTTATAATGCTACGGATATTTTAACCGCTGCTTATCGTAGCGGAAGTGGAACGAGCCAAAACGATGTTAGTTTAACTAAAATTGATAGGGCTACCTATGCTGCTCTTGCTAATAAAAATGCAGAAGGACAACCTTCTCAATTCTGGGTTCAAAGATTTATTGATAAAACAACTGTCACTCTTTACATAACTCCGGGTAGTTCACAAGCCGGTAAGTATCTTAATCTTTATTATGTAAAAAGAATTTTTGATGCAGGTATTGCTCATCCAGATTCTCAAGCTTCTGATACTCTTTCAGCTTACTCTCGTACAGGAGATGTTCCTTATAGATTTTTTCCTCCTTTAATTTCTGGATTAGCTTTTTATTAAAGTCTGAAAATTAACCCAGCTAGAACGCAAGAATTCAAACTTCTTTATGAAGATGAATTAGCTAGAGCTCTCGCGGAAGATGGTTCAGCTTCTAGTACTTTTGTAACTCCTCAATCTTATTATCCAGCGGGGTAGTTAATGACAGCAAGATTTTCACAAGGTAAATATTCTTTGGCAATTTCAGATCGGGATGGACAAGCTTATCCTTATACGGAAATGGTTAAAGAATGGACAGGTGCGTGGGTTCATGTTTCTGAATTTGAACCTAAATCCCCTCAATTAGAATTGAAAGTAACAGGAGGAGATCCTCAAGCTTTACAACATCCTCGAAGTGCAAGAACAGAATTTGCAACAACTAGTTTATTACAATATAATCCTTTCTTTACGACTACGGCTGCCACAGCGGTTATTCGAGTTTTTCAACCGGGTCATGCACGTACATTAGGAAATACATATCGATTTTATGGTCCCCCTACTTTTGCCGATGGATCCGGAAATGCACAATATAATGATTGTTATACTGTAGACGGTATTACAGGGGCTGAGATTTGTAAGGCAGCTGGACATGTTATTTCACAATATGGAAGTACCTATGATCAAACCTATAATAATTATCAGTTTACAGTGACATCAGGGACTGCTACAAATGGAGATACACAAGGAGGAGGCGGTTCAATTTCGATTGGACCTGTAACTTTACAAGCATAATGGCTAACTTTACTTACGCAACTTTAACCACAGCAATTCAAAACTATACTGAAGTAGGAACTTCGGTTTTTACTTCTACCATCACGGATCAATTCATTGAGAATGCTGAAGAAAGAATTTTCAGGGATGTTAATATTGATGCTTATCGTTATTATGATACTGCAACTTTGGTTGTGGGACAGACGACTTATAACACTCCTACATCTAGTTTAGTTACAAGAGCTCTTAAACTAACAGACAGTTCTAGTAACATGTGGTATTTGCAAAAAGTGGATCAAACCATGTTAGATGAATATAGTCAGGATATAGCTACTGTGGCTGCACGCGCAAAACCTAGATATTATGCTATGTATGATGGAGGATCCGGTAGTACCACTGGATACTGGAAAATAGCTCCTGCTCCCGACGTAGCTTATACCGTTGAAGCTGAATATATAAAAATGCCAACGGGTTTAGATTCTAGCTCACCAACAAGTACTTTTATCAGTAAGAATTTTGGAAATGGCCTTCTTTATGCTTGCCTCGTTGAAGCTTATGGATTTTTAAAAGGACCAATGGATATGTTGACATATTATGAAAATCGATATAAACAAGAAGTAGATAAATTCGGTCTTGAACAAATTGGAAGACGAAGAAGAGGAGATTACACAAGTGGTACGATTAGAATCCCTCTTAATACTCCATCAACGACAGATTCGGGCTTAACTAAATAGGAGATCTTATGGCAGTTACAACAGCAGTATGTAATAGTTTTAAAACTGAAGTTTTAGAAGGTGAACATGACTTTGGGGTCAGTACACAGGTTTATAAAATTGCACTGTATCTTACAGGAGCAACGATAAATAAATCGACTACTTCTTACGGCACGACTAGTGAATCTTCTGGAACCAATTACACCGCTGGTGGAAAAAAATTAGCAGTAGCTAGTCAATTAGTTACACTAGAAACCGATACAGCGTGTGTTGATTTTGGAAATGTCTCTTGGGAAACAGCAACGATCACAGCTAAGGGCGCCGTTATTTATAACACTTCGAGTTCTACAAAGAGAAAAGCAGTTTGTGTTTTAAATTTTGGTGGTAATAAAACTTCTACAGCTGGAACATTCACAGTTCAATTCCCTGCAGTTACGGATACACAAGCTATCTTACGAATAGCCTAAGGAGGTAACCTCCAATGGCTGCTAACAGTTGGAACCTTGCCGGCACTTCCTGGGGCATCGGCCTCTGGGGAAAACAAAGCGATACTACAGTTACACTTACAGGAATAGGACTTACTTCTTCTTCTGGAGAAGTATCAGCTTATAATGAATCAGGATGGGGTCGAACCACTTGGGGCGATCTTGACTGGGGCGTTGACTATGATCAAACTACGGTTGAGGTTACAGGTATAGGTCTTACATCAGCTACCACAGCTCCTGATGCTTATAATGAATCAGGATGGGGGCGATACTTCTGGGGTGAAAGAAGTTGGGGCCGTCCAGGATT